TATAATATGGTTGCTGATGGTCTTATTAATTTCTTAAATCAAATGAGAGATGTTGTATCTGATATTGGTATAGGTGGAATATTAAAAAATCTTGGAACTATGTTATACTTGGCAGTACAAAAAATGATGTCATTCCCTAAAGCTATAGCAGCTGGTGGTGTTGGAGCTCTTAAAAATATGTTCTCTGACCCAATAGCAGGATTCCAAGAAGCCTTTCAGAAAAAAATGAATGATGAAAGCACTAGAATTGACACCCTTGGTAAAGCAATGTTTGTAAAGGCTGATGGAAGAACAGAGGACGGCGGTTATATTAAAGGTTTATCAGAAGAAGGTGAAATGCTAAGAATGAGAGCATTAGCTCAAGACGGAGCTCCTATCAGTAATGAATCATATACACAAGTTATGCAAGGAGGAGATACTGTAATCGTAGGTCCTTCTGAACCAAGTAATAACGGATATCTTAATTTTTATAGTAATACAGCATCTGATTAAAAAAAAGGGGACCATTCAGTCCCCTCCGAAAATTAAATTAAATTAACTTTCTTTAGCTAGTTTAGCAAAATAACTTAACGTATCATCCTCATCAGAATTATCTTCTACTGGTGGAAAGCTTGTATCAGCTGATGCAACAGGTGCTGCTTCTGCTACTGGAGCTTGACTCATAGTTGATTCAACTGGTGCATGTCCTGCATCAATACCTAATACTTTATTAAGCTTCATTGATAACTCATCATAAGTTTTATAGTTTTCTGGTTTTAAGAAATCCTGTAAAGAATAAAGTTTTTCATAAACTTCAGTCAGTCTGTTTTCATCACCTTCATATAAAGCTGATGGAGCACTGAATTCTGACTTATCATAGTTTACCCAACCTTCAACTTTTCTGATTTTGATTTTAAAATCAGCGCCTTCCCAGAAATCGTATGGATTTACTGGTTCTTCATCGGCAAATTGTGGTTGCATAACATCCATGACTTTGTCAAATATTTTTTTACCAAACTTATAAAGGAATACCTTACCTTCATTTTGAGGATTTGCTGGGTCAGAAATAACTAACACATTACTTACATAATGTAGTCTTCTTTTTCTTTCCCTTGCAATTGCTTTATCTTCGTCCCTACCAGAGTTCCAGAGTACAGAGTTATGCTCCGATACTGGGTCCTGCTGTCCAATGGAAGTTAAAGAATTTTCGATATACCATAAACCAGTTGGGCCTTTAAATCCATGGTCCCAATATCTTACCCAAGGTAAGTCCTCACCATCTTTTGCTGGTAAGAATCTGATTACGGCATAACCGTTTCCTGCTTTATCTCTTGTAGGTTTCCAGAATCTGTCATCCGCATAGGAATTAGTTTCCGGTTTTGCTGTTGATACTGCTTCTGCTGCTTTTACGAGTTTATCGATTGATGAGCCTCGCATGCTCTTTAGATTTTCTAGTGACATATATTTCTCCTGTATTTACACTGTATTACTGAATTATCCACTTTATTCATTATATAATATATTATAACATATTCCTATGCTTTTGTAAAGGTATCTTTTAATAAATTTAAACATTTATCTCTATCAAACTTTACAAATGGTTTGTATTTCATAATCTTTCTATAGATGTCCGGCCAAATAATAGTGTCCGTAATCTTTTTGTTTTCGCGTTCTACAAATCCAAGTATTGAATCCAAGATAACTATTGTTTCCAATAGTATTTCATCTTGCATCCAAAGTTTTATAATCAATGGATGATTGTTTTCTTCTGCTTCTAAAAGAGAATCAAATGATACATCCATATCATTAAGTTTATTTATATCAGTTTGAAACTGATACGTTAAAGATTCCATAATTTTTTTATGGTCTCTATAATATCTTTCTCCACCTTCATTAAGCATATCACCGACATACTTAACGTCGTTTTTAAAGTTAGCTATATAAAAATCTTTTAATTCATTCTCATATGTTTTTGCTAACTTGGCAAAGAAAAACTTATCCTTTCGTTTAAAGAATGATGTAGGCTTTACTGAAGTCTTAAAATGATATTTAATCGCATCATATCCATCTGTTTCGAAATGTAATTTAAGTGCGTTATATAATTTATAAGATTCAAAAGGGTCATTCATACAGGTAGTTTATTACCTCTCTTTCCCTTGATTAAATGTAAGTTTGCTGCTTCTTCTTCAATCTTTTGTTTAAGAGATGGTGTTAAGAGTTTTTTAAGATTCTTATAATCCATACCTCTTTCTTCTACCACGTATGATGCTGCATCAATGTATGACAAATTGTTTTTAGCAACTAAGAACTCTACTGCTGCAGAGAATCTCTTTTTTGTCATTATCTTTTGTTCAATTGGATTATCCGACAAAGTCATCTCCTTCATCCCATGAGCAACCTGTAAGTCCACCAGCTTGTAAAGCTTTTAAAGTTCTTAATACTTCATTAGCATTTCTTCCGGTATCTAAAGCGTTCACTGATACGTGTTGTATAGTTCTATCTCTATCAAAGATAAAAGTAGCTCTATAAGGTACACCTTCATCGCCATTTACAATACCTAAAGTATGTGATAGACCTAATCCACAATCTGCTGCAAGTGTATGATTAATACTACCTATTGCATTGTTCTCTTGTTTCCATGCTAATTTACAGAACTCATTGTCTCCACTGATTCCTACTACATTTGCATGTTCAACTAAACAATCCATTGCTGCAATTTCTGTTGGACATATAAAGGTAAAGTCCTTTGGATAAAAATAAATGACTGACCAATCTTTTTTAAGTGGTTCATATCCTTCATATATATTTACTCTCACAAATTCATTTTTTTCGTTGATTCCTTGCAGTGAGAATGCAGGGAATTTATCTCCTACTGATAGCATATTATCCTCCTAAAATACTCTCATTAAAATACAGTCAGCGTTAATTCTTCCTGTGGGTTTATCAATCTTAGTTGTTATTGCATCCCAAATCTTTTCAATTTGCTTTTCTGTCTTATTCAAAATCATTGGTAATATTTCATCAGGCTTTCTTAATGTAGCCTGGCGAGATTGCTTATCAAAATTCTTTATAGATGTTCCAGCTATTTCAAATCCTGTTGTAGAACTAGTAACATATTCAATCAATTTTTTATTCTTACGATTATATATGTAAAGTTTGTTTTTAGTGGGTACTAATATTGGATTTATAGATGTTAATTTAACATCAATATCTTCTTCACAATATTTTAGTTTAGCTACTTGAGCATCTGATGATTTTGGTTTTTTAGCTCTCGGTATTCTAGTAGCTTTAAAAGAATCTCTTAATCTTTCAAGGTCAGCAAAAATTTCTTCAAATTGTTTTATAATCTTTCTTTTATTGCCTTTAGAGATATGTGAATAAGCTTCTACACATTGGTCACATGTCTTATCATAAGCTTCTTTTATGTTATTGTATTCGTCTTCTATAACATTCTTAAATATATTAATTGCATTACCCTTTAAGCCATGCATTTTAAATCTATTATATACACTAAACTTTTGTGTATAGTTATCATTTAGCCAACCATCAACTATTTCAGTATCGAAGTCATGATAAATAGTTTCCATTACTTTTCTTCTAGTTCTTTCTGCTGGTGTAATAACTACAATATTTGCTTTCTTTGCTTCTTCAACTTTCTTTTCTTTAAGACCTAACTTATACATTTCATCAATAAAACTTTTTATTTCATTAATATATTCTTCATCGTATTGCCAACCTCTATACAATAACTTAATTGGTTTATTTACTTTCATAAATCTCCAGGCCGGTAATCTTTTAAGAATTGATAATTTCTTTTTATTAAATCCGCAATAATCTGTAGCAAACTGATATGTTGTTGGCATATAGTCTTTTGATTTATAAAAATAATTATACCAATGAGCTGCTTTTGTCCAGGCTGAACTGGTAAATTCTGACTCAGGTGTAAATATCGGTTCAGGTCCTAGATACTTTTCATCTAAACTTGGACCTCTTTTTCTTTTTTTAACTGCCATATTTCTCCTTATGTGTGTATGTATATATTATACCATATTTTTAAGTAAATGTAAACGATTTTTTTAAAAAAGGTGGCCAAGTCTCTGCGGGTGATAAGGAGTTGCATTGATGAGACTCAGCCGTTGACATATTAATCTTTCTCCCAAGGTAATGGGATTTGTTTTCCTTTTCTTTGTTCTTCAGCGACATGGCTTGACATGTATGCAAACACCATTGCTCCTATTGTAATTAATATAGTAAAAAATGTATTCATTAGTTTCTCCTCATATTAGCAATATCAGTTGCTTCTTCTTGAGAGATAACTGGTACAGCATTTGATTTATGCATAGTGGCAATACCTTTTACTAAGGTGCCAGTATACTTCATTGTTTCTTTTTTACTACAATCGCTAGCGATTTCATGGTAATTACCATTCTTCATATATTCTTCCATTAAGGAATTATATTGTACAGCTTGTCTTTCTCGTATCTTATTTAATTGAGATTCTCTTAAAGCTGCTGATTGAAAAGCCACTGGCTTCTTTTTAACTCTATTAGCTGCGTGGTTTTTTCTCTTCCTTCCACAAGGTGAATACCTTAGTGAACCCATATAGAAGCTCGTAACAGCCATTACTTAGGACCTCCATTATGTCCAATCATTGATTTTTCTTGTTGTTCTTTTTTCCATCTTAAAAAATCAAGTGCAACTTCTCTTGTGGTGTGTGTTAACGTACTCACCGGACGTCTTTTTTTATTTTTCATAATCTGTAAATTTGTCCTAATATATTATCTACTTCGGGGTCATTCAAATGACCAATAACATCATTGGTTATTTCAGTGTCATAACAAAGTTCGCCTTCGTGTAAAACAGCAAGTTCCCATAGACCTTTTTTATATCCATAAGAACCTTTGTGCTTGATTACACTTGCACCATAACCATTTGGAAATCTATATACTTTTTGTATACCTTCCATGTGATTGTTTGTTTCTATTAGATATTCGTTCATAATGTATATTATATCATACTTTTTTGTAAATGTAAAGGATTATTTTAATTATTTTGACTAAATGCACTTAAAAGCTCATCGCCTTTTAATTCATAATCAGTAAAGATAAATTTTTCACCTGAGTCTAAAGTTCTTTCTATTCTACCAGAATTATACTCTACATCGAGGACACTCTTTCCATCTTCAGTATCTTCTGGTCTATTATCATAGTACATTGAATTAAGTGAATGTGCATGTATTGCTTTTACTTTAGCAGCCCAATCCTCTGCTGCTATCTTTTGTCTTTGTCTTTCGACTCTATCGTCATATTGTCCCATTAGATTTTTCTCCTCTTTCTAATAATCTTAATAGTTCTCTTAGTTTCATATCCCATAATAATTTAAAGTCTGGGTCTTGTGCTCTATCTCTTGCTTCTCTTAAAGCAATTGCTCTTAGCATTCCTCTATCCATTTGTCAATCCATCTAAAACATCTATGTCATGATTACCATAAATCTTAACTTTAAATGTATCGCTTTTTCTGACATGTTCTACCATGTGCGGTAAATCATATCCCTTACTTTCTAAAACTTGAACTTTTTCAGTAAAAGTTCTATAGTCATCTCTACTTAATGTTGCTTCCATTAATTCCACTCCTGGTCTAATTTTGATGCATTGTATGCATCCATATAAGATGTATCTTGTAAAAACCTAGATACATCTTTTTCTGAATGATACATATTTTCTGGTGAATTGAAATCTAAAGAGCCTGGCATATGTTTCCCAGCTTTTTTGACAGAAGCTGTAAGCCTCTTGTGTAATTTCATTTCTTCTTTTTGTTTAGTTTTAATTGCTGCTTTTCGAGCATCTAGATTTGAAATAATATCTTTCATTTCATACTCTTCTTTTATTTGCAGCAATTCAGCTTTTAGCTTATCAAATGTTTTAGTCATTTAAATATTCTCCTTCAATTAAATTAGACCATGTACCACCCATACCAAATGGTGCGTACTGTAATTTTGTGACAACGCATTGATTGTCATATTGCTTTTTTTGTTTACCTTGAATATATTTAGCGAGTGACTTTGCTTTATTCTCGTCCTCTGCATAGATATATGACTCAGTTGTAATTAAAAATCTTTCCATAATTTACTCCTTAAAATGTTATGTTTCTTTCAATTCTTGATTCTACTACTGCATTCTCTTTGAGCCATGCTCCAGCTTCTTTATCGCCAACACAAAAATCGCCGTTATTCATTAAGAATTCCTTCTTATAGTTTTCACGGTCGTTAGTCCATGTCTCAGTTGTTTCGAGAATTTCTTTTCTCATCCAACCATCTTCACGGTTATCAGTAATTTTGATGAAATTAACATCACCAAAAAGGTCAAAAGAAAACTCTGTGACTGAATCCCAGTCAGCGCAAACTTGCTCTGTGTGAGGAACAACTTTTACGTTGTTGACGTATTCTTCTGAACCACCGTTTGACTTGACTAAGTCAGTGGTTATATATGGCTTGACTCTAGCCACAAGAGTAGCAATCTCATTTTCATTGAGCTCGCCGCAATTCGACATTACGTAAGTAGTGCCGCCCTTGAACTTCATGTACGGGTCTTTTGAATCCCCGTAGTTCTCGAGATATTGTGTGTGTATTACTAATTTTTTCATATTCTTAACTCCTTATCAATTTTGAATATATGTATATTATAACATACTTTTGAGCAAATGTAAAGGTTTTTTTTCACTTTTTGGTGAAATAATTGTGAGAAAGTGTTGTTCTATTCTCAAGTATTATCTCCATCTCTATATTTAATTCTTGACTTGTCAAACAGTCTATCTGCTTGTCTTTGCATAGACCTTTCGACTGCTTTATCAAGCCAATTACGAAACCATTGCCTTATCTTACCCATCTTAAAAGTTGCCCGGTGCAACTTGAAAACATGGAATACCATTAGCTCTCCACATTTCAACAACTTGGTCTCTGTCATCAAATACCATGTCTGGTTTCCAGTCAGCTTTAATAAGCTCATCTAAAACTCTTTGTTTGAACTGATGGTCAGGCTCAAAGCTATCATCTGGTCTCATAAAAAGATGCGACCAAAATACGCCCATTGTCTGTTTTAACTGATGCTCAGTCAACTCTCTTTGTCTTTCTTTACGAGCTGAAACAATAACTATCTCATGGCCAGCATCGTGCATTGCTTCTGCAACTTCAAAGACATGCTCCATACGAGTGTCGTCTTTTGTTGCGTTTTCAAAAGCTTTCCAATCAGTTGATACTCCTTCGACAAAGTGTCTTCTATGT